CAATTAGTTCTATTGGTTTCATGGTGGGGTGTAATTCCGATGTTGTTGGGCGGTCTACTTCCCAGACCGATGTGTTTGTCCTGTCTCCATAAAACTTATGCTTTGCTCCGTTTAACCAACCATAAAAAATAGGTTCATGAATGTAATGATAATCTGACCTTCCCAACACTAAGCTGTGTTTTTTCCATATAATATTACACGAATGGTGGAGATTTGCTTTTTTAAACGCTGATAAAAAATTAATGGAGTTTCTTTCTCCAAAACAAATGTAGTATGGAGAGCCTTCTTTAATATGCTTTTGACTAGCAACGATAAAGTTTTCTATAAAGTTTTCGAACTCTTCCTCAGTCATACTGTCGTTCATAATTGACCTTTGTTTCCAACTTGGGTGCTTTGTTGCACCATAATCCACGTTATATGGCGGGTCAGTAAACACCATGTCTGCTTTTGATTCTTTAAAAAGTTTTGATAAAACCTCTTCACTTGTTGAGTCTCCGCATATTAATTTATGCTGACCCAATTGATATATATCCCCAACTTTTGATTTAGGTTTTTCTGGAACTTCCGGGATTTCGTCATCTTCTGTTAGACCATCGCCTTCATTATTTAAAAACTTTTCAATTTCTAAATCATCGAAACCAAGCTCTTCCAGATTATAATCTTGCTCCAACAATTCGTTTATTTCAGAACTCAACAAATCCATATCCCAGTTTGAGTCTTCGTTTAATCTATTGTCAGCAATCCTGTACGCTTTTGCTTTTGCTTCTGAAAGGTCAGCAACAACTATGGGTACTTTTTTAAGACCGAGCTTTTTTGCTCCTTGCAACCGGGTGTGTCCTACAATCACAATCATATCTTTGTCGACTACTATTGGTTGTTGAAAGCCATATTCTTTTATTGAACTCGCAAGTTTGTCTATTGCTTGGTCTTTTCTAGGGTTGTTGTGATAAGGGATTAACTTATCGGTAGCCACGTTTTGTATTTTCATTTTTTTATTTCCTTTATTTTTTCATCAAGTTTATCAAAAAACTTTTGTTTCCATTCTTTTGATAATCCCACCAGGTCTTCTTCAATTATCAATTGTATTCTTTCCACCGCTTCACACATACACCAAGAGTCGACAGTGCAGAGACCCATTTTTTCTAAATCGCAGTTTGATTGCGGATATTCAAAGTTCATAGCCACCCCCTCAAATCTAGATATTTTTCTGCTTGTTCCTTTGTAAACTCGCCCTCAGATATTGCCCGGTGGACATCTCCCGTGTGGTGTCGAGCAGTGGATACGACATATCCTTTGACAGTTTGGGTTTCCACACACTCTTTAAACTGCTTTAATCTGAAAGGATACATGTCTACCTTTTCGGTGCTGAGAGCCTTTGGGTTCTCATCAAGATATTTTTTTGCAGATAACCAAAAGGCGGGTTGCTTTGCAAATTGCTTGTCTTCCACAGAGTCAAAATACTTATTGTACATCTTTGCTAACTCTTGAGGTTTTTCTATCCAATCTTTTTCTAGTTTTAGATAGTTTTTTTCTGCTGTCCCCTTGCTGACCTTATTTTTTACATCATTCCAAAAGGAGAGGAACTGTGAACTGTAGTTCACCTTACTGTGTTTAGGTTTAGAGGTAGGGGTAAGGGGTGTAGGTAGGGGGGTTTCCTCTGGGTTATTGTTAGGTTTTTTTGGTCTTCCACCTAGCTTGCCATTTCTCTTAGATGCTTCCATTCGCCTTGTTATATAAAGATATTCTTGAAGCTGTCTCTCGTTTTGATAATGGTCGTTAATATAAACAAAAAACTCTTTGATAATTAAGTCACACGAATGTTTCTCCTCATCTGTGTGGCAGTTTGCTATTCTATAGTAAGTCATGTTGTAGCTTGGTATGCCAATGCATCCCTTGTTCCAGTTCCAACAGAGCAATCTGATATATATGCCTATTTCAGTATTACTAAGATGTTGAGTTCCGGCTATAAAATCATTAGTGAATAAATACCAAGCTTTTAGTTTTTCTTTTGGTTTTGAGTTTTCGTCTATTACTTCGAAATCGTCATTTGTCATTTTTGAACTCCAATATTGTTTTATTATAACCCTCTAAGCCAAAACCTAAAGGGTTATTTTGGTTAATATCCCCAGACTTCCTTTCTAGCGTTAAGAACAGTCTCCTCTTTCCATATCCAGTTATCCGGGTTGGGAACTAAGCTGTTTTTAACGTCATCTGGAGAATCTACTGTTTTGAGATAATTGCCCATAACCTTAATAATATGCTGACATATGCGATAAGGTTCGGTGTAATCATCAAGCGACATGGCAATGAACTCGGCATCCTTCGTCTTGGTTGGGTTTTTCAAATACCATAAAATTTGCTTGGCATTTGTTGCCTTTTGATAAATTGCCTGTTGCATAGCATGAGAAATACTAACTCTCATCGGTAGGTTTTTAGACGTTTTCAAATCAATATAAAAATCTTCTTTTGTCTTTTTATCTTCGAAATGAAAGTCCGTATAACCAATGAATGGTATGGTATCAATCTCAAGCTCCACCTTTTTTTGATACGCTAGCAGATTCCAAGAGAAAGCATAATTTTGAAATTGCTTAATACCTAGTTCAAATAAAGGCACTAGATTGTTTCTCTCATCATCTATCTTTGGGTCTTTTATCCGTGAGCAATTAGCATCATATTCAGCTAGCATTTTCTCTGTGGCTTCTGATGCTGATATTCCATGTAAGAACATATTTATTCCAGACTCCACAGATTGCCCTCTAACGGCTGATGCACTTGTCGGGAACTCATACCCAAAGACTCTCCTTAACGCCCAACGCTCCCGGTAAAAAGCGAACTCGTTGAGGTGTGAAAAGGATAGAGGTAATAAATCAAACTTTTCAAAATGCTCAATCATATCAAATCCATGTAGTCTTGAGTGTACTTTTTGTTTTCTTCAATTTGTTTTTTCAAATCAAAGCAAAGGTCATGAGCATTACTTTGTCTTCCAAATTTGATTATATACTCATTAAGAGCATCAATGAGATTATCCATAACCCTTATTTCGCTTGAGTGTTTGGATAGACCTCGCTCTTTTTGCTTGTCGATTTTTCTTTCCATTTCAAATTCAAAAAAGGTCTTTGAATTATCATATTCAACCATTGCTTTTCTCCTTTACCAATTCGTATTCAGCAAAGGTTTTTTCATCGACTTTTTTCTTGTGAGTGATGATATTGAACCCCTCTTGCCTTAAATTGAATATAACCGCACTCAATCTAAAACAACCAAACTGATATAAAGCTTCTAGCGGGGTGATTTTGTTACCTATTTCTAGGTATTCTAGGATATTTTCCCTTTGTGATTTTTTTGCCATGATAATTCCTTTCTATAAATTCTTGGCTAATTCACGTTCATTGACAACTTTTGTCCTCATATCGTCTCTAAACGCTTTGAAAGACTCAAACCTTATCTTGGCTCGATTCCTTCGTTTTAAGGTTTCACTGTATCTTTCAGTGAAGTCCCTAAACTTTTCATGGGTGTATAATAACCCATCTAATTCCTTCATGTTTTTATACATTTTTTGTCGAGAGAATTGAAGTGTTAAGTCCGCCACTATCATCTTTTCTTCTTTTTTCATTATCTCAACAGCGGTGTCGAGGTCGGCAAATTCTAACCCAAGCTGTTCTTGCTGATGCGAGAGTTTGTTTGGGTCAAATTCAATTGAATATATATCCATCAATCATCCTCCACGCACTCTGAGTAGGTTATCATATAGCCTATCTTGTCTTTATAGCTGTCCCGGTGCTTGGGGTTTGTTTTGAGTCGCACAGTTTTTTGCCAATCGTTAGCGAGTGCCACTTGGTGCGGTTGGACTTCTATTCCAAATATAACCGACCATCCTTTTGCTATTTCCTCATGATTTGTCTTAATATCGCCATACTCTGTTCCTCTTGTTTTGACTATTTTTAAGACCTCTTCACATAAATCTCTACCAATCATAGGGGTTCTGCTCCTTCCATTTTATTCTTTCTAATAAGTCTTTTTTCCATTGTTCATTCAATTCTTTATCGGAATGACCTAGCGTATGACACTTGCGACATAAGGCATAAAGATTATCAATTCTATTAAGCCTGTTGTTTTTCACTCCACCGATGCCTTTTGGTATTAGATGATGAATATCAACCGCCTGTTCTTTCCGACAGTTCCAACACATGGGGATATCGTTTTCATGATACCCCCAGAAGTCTGCAAAGAGCTTTTTATAGTTCTTTAAGGTTTTCATGAAAGGCTCTTACAGCGTTTTTTGTGAGTTCTTGTATTTGATTGACCGAGAAGTGTCCCGACCCCATACTTCGACCCACGACACCCGTTACGAAAATATCGAGTCGCTGTGTATCGCTTTTATTCATGGTTTGACCAGGTGCTTTGGGTGGCACATAGGGTTGACCGCCATTTTGAGCATAAGCCTGTGGTGCTTGTTGGGGTTGATAGGATGCCTGTCCGTCATCCGGCATTGATGCTATTTCAACGTCTTTTATATTTGTGTATTGATTACCATTAGCTGACGTTTTTGTGTTTATAACAGTGTAATTTATCGCATCGCCTTTTTGTGGCATCGGGTTCAAAACTGTACCCCTATAATAAAGTCGAGTGCCATCTATTAAGTCGATAGAGTAGTTTGGTACTCCATCTTTTGTATTATCGAATATTTTATCTATTATCATTTCATTTTCCTTATTTATTAATTACGTTATAACCTCGACCCTCAAGACAGTTATTTAGAAAGTCTTGTCTTGTTTTCACTTTGGGACTCAGCCATAACACTCTCCATCTGAGATTATTATAAACGACTTTGCTTTTGTCCCAGACGTAATTCGTATTGTCCTCGACCAGACTTTTGCATGTATAATAATCATCGTGATATCGGTTCATGTCTCCTTTGACATTTGCCGACGATTTTCCTCTGCTATCAACTATGGGCATGGTGCTACACCCGCCCAAAAAGGCTATTGATATCAAAGCGAAAGCTGTTTTATTTAATGTAATCATTTGAACTCCAATTCATCTAAAACTATAAAGATTTATTACCAAAATGCCACTAGTATAAAATAGGCAAATACAAAAAACGTGAGTAAAAATAATGCATCAAACATAAGTTCTAAAAATTTATTCATCTTTTATCTGCTCCAAATTTTTCTATTTTATCTCTCATCAGCTTTTGCAAAACTAACTGATTGAGATTTTTTCTGACTGAGAAATAAAGCGTGAGTTCTGCTTGGTCTCCGTTTTTTTCTAAGTCCTCTTTGTTCGCCTCTCTGGCTTTGGTTAGGAGTTCGGCATACTCTCTAACCAAGCCATAGTATTTTGCGACACTCATGTTGAGAACCCTAGCGTTATAAAGTGTTGAGTTCCCTATTTTGGTGGGTTTATCTATCATGCCTTTTTCTCCTCTTTTGGGAGTGGTTTATCATTTGAAGTGAAGCGGAAAGAATGAAACCCAACCGATGGGTGACTCCGATATGCTTTGCCGACCAGAACTTGTCTGCTTGTCAGCACATCCGATGACCAGTGAATTTCCCGGTTGCCATGTCGAAAGTTATCCAAGTCAAGAGCAAGGTCTGCATGGATAATAATTTCATATTTTTTCATGAACTCATCAAACTTTCTTTTTTCCGATGCTGTTTGATAATGTATTGTGTACTCAAAGGGTGGTATTTTCCCAACTATGAATGTTTTTTCCATTATTCTTCT